TGTTGAATTTTTTGTTTCTTTTTTTTTCTTTTTTTTTTTTTTTTTTTTTTTTTTTTTTTTTTTTTAGTTTTATTTGGTTCAGATGAACCATTATTTATAAGTGTGTTTATATTTTTACTAACATAATCATTACCGTACGAGGTAATAATAAATTTTTTAGTTTTATCTACAAATTCTTTACTATATTTAACACTATCTGTTCTCATATAAGTAATATATCCATTTTCATATAATGTTTGTGCTAATCTCATTGTTTGTTTTGGAGAGAAACCACATTCATTACTTGCTTTTTGTTGTAATGTACTTGTTGTAAAAGGTATCGGTGGGTTTTTTGTTGTTGTTCTAGGCTTACTTACACTATATTTATGTTTATGATTTGCACTGTCTTCTAAAAACTTTGCCATTTTCTCTTCATTATCAAAATTATGTGATAATACAAATTTTAGATTTTCAGGGGTAAATATCCCGACAGTATCATATACCTTTCTTCCAGGAGATTCATTAATTAATTTTTGTTGTTCATATACAAGTCTTAACGCAGGGGTTTGACATCTTCCAGCACTTAAACTTGTTTTTGAATTTCTACTAATATGTTTCCATAAAATAGGGCTTATTTTAAATCCTACAAGTAAATCCAATACTTGTCTAGCTAATTGAGCGTTTACTGTATCCATATTGATTTTAGTAGGATTATTTATAGCATTTTTAATAGCAGATTTAGTAACCTCGTGAAATATAATCCTTTTTGTGGATTTAACTGGTAAATTAAATGTTTTACAGATATGCCACGCTATTGCTTCCCCTTCTCTATCATCATCCGTAGCCAATACAACTTCATCTGCTTTTTTAATTGCTAACCTCAAAGGTTTGATATATTTACCTTTACTAACAATCGTTTTAAATATCACATTATAATTATTATTTACATCAATACTTTTTAATCCATTTGCTATTTCTCGAATATGTCCAAAACTAGCAATACACTTATATCCTGGACCCAGATAACTTTCTATTTTTTTACATTTAGCTGGAGATTCCACAATTACCAATATCATTATTTAAATATAATAAGAACCATATTTAAATATATTTCAATTTACATCTTAATTTTCTTGTATTCAGCCCACGATATTTTTTTAATTGGTTTCCCTGTTCTCTTTTTTCTTTTTTTCTCAAGCTTTTCTCGTTTTGTTTGTTGTTTCAACGTGCTATCTATATACAACTCCTTTAAAATCTTACCAGCTTTTACAGAAGCGTTATGTTGATCTAATTCTCCATTCTCTATTTGTTTTAAAGTGGAGAGAAAATTATGTAAAATATTTAAGTCTAACTCATCCTTTTTCAACTTATTATATATATTCATATAATTTTTCCATAACCAAGTACATTTAGATTCTATCATTCTATCCTTCATATCTTTTTTTAATTTTGGATATTTCTTTTTGATTTCTACCATTAAAATTACTTGCTCTCTAATTTTATCACTATGTTTTAAATCTCTAATTTTCTTGGTATTATCCGAAGCTCCAGATTCTTTAAGCATATTATTAAAATCTAACCGCGTTTTATCATCAATTTCAAAATCACTCATATATAAAATAATTCATATTTTTCTTTTTATATTTATTTTTATCAAGTTAATATATATATGTCAAGAAAGTCAATAAAACGTAGAAAACACAGAGGAGGTGCTGCTAGTATGGAAATACCTAAACCAAGTGTAAGCAATACATCAGCAAGCGGAGCAATACAAGGAACTATGCATAAACAACAAACGGGAAACCAAGAAGTAGCCAATTTAAATAAACAATTCTCAGGAGGAGGGTCAACAGATGGCGATGATATCGTGGTACCACAAATGGGTCAAGCAGGCGATGAAGGAAACGCAACAATCACAGGAGGAGTGGGGGCCACCCTACAAGGAGGGGCCGATGGAGAATTTGATAATGATGTAAATAATCCCGTTCAACCAGACGGTATGGGTGGAGGTCGTAGAAGAAAGACGAAAAGAAAAAAGAAAACATTTAAAAAACATTATATGTGGAATACCAAAGGAAAAAGATACCTAGCAAAAACATATAAACAACATATTAAAGGTGTTAAATTAGGACACACACATAAAAAACCAACGAGAAAGAGAAAAAGCAAGAGAAAAGGCAAAAGAAAAAGCAAAAGAAAAAGCAATAGAAAAAGCAAGAGAAAACGACGAAGATAATCATTTTATTTGATTTTTATTAATTAAATAAAATCACAGTATATTTTAATATGAGATTCGGTGATATTTCAAAAACAATATTTATTATATTAATTTTTTTATTATTATATTTTTCGACAATATTGACAAGTGGTATTCAAAAAGTAAAAGATGATTGGCCACAATACAGATGTTTACCAACATTTATGCCTCTTGCTGGTTACCTTGGTAAAGATCCTGTTGCTAATTTTTCTTATTGTGTAGGAAATATCCAAAAAGATATGATGGGTTTCTTTTTAGAACCAATACAATATGTTTTAGGAATGGTAATGGGAATGATAACATGGATTTTAGAAAGAATTCAGTTTATCCGTGTAGTTATTGATAAGATAAAAAATATGGCGACAAAAATGTTTGGAAATGTTTATGGTATGTTTGTTAATGTTCTCATACAATTTCAAAAATTAATTATTAAAACAAAAGATACAGTTATGAAATTAATAGGAACCATCGTTATGTTTATTTATATGATTCAGGGTGCTATGCATACAGGACAAAGTGTAATGAAAGGACCCATCGGTAAAACATTAAGAGCTATTTGTTTTTCCGAAAATACACCGATTAAACTAAAATCAGGAGAAATAGTTAAAATGAAAGATATACATTTAGGTGATATATTAGAATCAGGTATAGAAGTTTACGGAACTTTAAAATTAAAAGGAAATAAAAATAATCCCTACTATCAAATATGGAGCGAAAAGCTAAAGGAATATATATTTGTTACAGGGGATCATAAAATTTGTCCAAATGAAAGAATTAATAAAGATGACTTGTGTAATTATATTGAAGTTAAAGATTTTAAGGACGCAAAGAAAACAGATTACTGGGATCAAACCCTTTATTGTTTAATTACAGATAATCATAAAATTCCTATAGGTGAATATACTTTCTGGGATTGGGAAGATTAATATAAAAGAATATTATCCAAATACTATATATGAATAATATTCAAGAAACATTTGGTGATTATTTTAATAAGTTATATATGAAAGATGGGTATTTAGATAAATATGGAGGTTCCGTAGTTGCATCAAGTATAACACTATTTATTTTTTTCCTTGTTTTTTCATATTATTACGTTCAAGGTCAAATAGAACCTATTAGACAAGATTGGGCGAATCAAAGGTGTAGTCCGTCAGTAATGCCTTTTGCTGGAATTATTAATAAACCACCCGATAAAAGTGCTATGGATTTTACAAGTGAAAATTTTATGCAATGTACTACACAAATATTAACAGGTATTGTTAGTTATTTTATGCAACCATACTATTTTATTACAGGTCTAATAACCAAAATTGCAGGGGTTTTACAAAAAGCAATTGATATGATTAGATTTGTAATGAATTATATAAGATTTCAATTAGATAGGATGTTTACAACTGTTATAGGTCGAATTGTAAATGTTATGATTCCTGTAAGACTTATTTTAACAAAAATAAAAGATACATTACAAAAAACTATTGGTGTTGCGGTTACTGGATTATATACCGTTTATGGTGCGTATATGGCTTTGAAGGCATTTATAGGTTCCTTTTTAATGATATGTATTATAGCTTTGGTAGTATTGATAGCTTTAATTATTATATTATGGATAATGCCTTGGACTTGGCCTGTAGCAGCCACCAGTACTGTTTTCTTTTTATTACTAGCTATACCTCTATCTATTACCGCAGGATGGATGACTCATATTTTAAATATATCAAGTAGAAGAATTCCAAATAAACCTAGTTGCTTTGATAAACATACAATAATAGAAACTAAAAAAGGAAATATTAAAATTAAAAATATAAAACCAGGAATGATATTGAAAAATGGAGATAAAGTTACTGCTATCTTTAAACTTGCTTATAATAATTTAGAAATTTATAATTTAGACAATATTATTGTTACCGGATGCCATAAAGTCTTTCATGATAATTTAGGGTGGATTGATGTTAAAGACCACCCTAATAGTAACAAAATAGAAAATTATAGAGAACCTGCCATTTATTGTCTCAGTACACAAACAAAACGACTTATAATAAACAATCATAAATTTTTAGACTGGGATGATTTAGAACCTGTTGATATTATCAAATTAAAAAATTTGAATTATTTGGAGAATAATTCATCATTATCTGATATTCATAAAAATTTAGAGTCTGGTTTAGATGGAAATATTATGATAGAGTTAGAAAACGGACAATCTATTAAATTGAAAAATATACAACTTAACGACCAATTATATTCAGGAGAAAGAATTATTGGAGTTGTTGAAATCGACACAGCAGATATTTATGCCGTAAAAAAATATAAATTTAAAGATTTTGAAATTATCGGAGCTCCAAATATACATTTTAAAGATAAGGATTTAGGAAACTTCAATACACTTAAATTAGAAGCAGACATTATTGAAAAACCTGACAAACTTTATCATATTTTGACAGATACAGGATTTTTCAATATAGACGGTCATAAATTAAGAGATTATAATTCAGCTATAGAAAATATTTTAGATATTAGAAATAAATTATTTGCGTTATTTTAATTTTTATCTATCAAATATGTATAATATGGAAATAAAAATCCTTGGATTTAAAGCAAGAGTTGAAGTAATTGTAGTTTCAATGATTATAGGTTGTTTACTTTGTTGTCATTTAATTTGTGGGTGTGCTACAAGGGAAGGTATGGATGTAGCCGGTGCTGCTATTGGATATAAAATGACAAAAGGAGTTCATCGTGATACTTATGATCAAAGAAGTGATCTTTTAGAAGTTAATGGTGGTGGAAAAATAGGACCACAAGTTCCATTACCAGAAGGTCAATTATTTATGTGGGGAAACAACGAGTTTGACGCAAAATGTTGTGCTGATTCTAATGTTAGTGGTGGTGGTGGTTGTGCTTGTATTACCAAAGAACAACAAAATTATTTAAATTCTCGTGGAGGAAATAGAACAAGTGGAAGCGAATACTAATTGTATAATATTTAGTTAAAATATCTCAATATTATATATTATGACAAACTTTAAAAAAAAAAAAACAAAAAAAAAAAAAAAAAAAAATAAACAAAAAAAAAAAACAAAAAAACAAAACGGAAAAAAAAAAA